CCCGTCGCCGCTGCTGCCTTCGTACTCGTCTGCCATCGTCGGCCCCCTCTATGCCAAGTAGATGATTCCGTCGGTATGGAATTGGAGCTTGTAGTCCGAGCCGTTCGCGGCTTTCCCCAATTCCCAATAACAGAGAATCCACTTCGATGCCGTCGTGTTGTCGTAGAGAACTGCGTGCCCCGGCGTTCCCCCGTCGAGTCCCTCGAAGATCTCGTCCACCGCGTCGAACTTCCCCCGGTTCGCGGTGTCGTCTTGCGTTACCGCCTTCGAGCCGAGCGATTGCCCACCCGTCGCGTAGCTCGAATCGGCGAACTCGTATGCGCTCACGTTGGAGTAGACGGGGTTGAGATCGACGCTGGGCGTCCACCCGACGAGAAGTGCGATCTTCAGATCGTCGTTCACCATATCGATCGTCTTCAGGAACAACTGCTCCTTGAAGTTGTTCATTACCGCGCCGTTTCCCTCTGCCATTTACAGCCTCCTCTCGCCGATCTTGGGTCGAACCGCGTCGAGCCTCAGCGCATCGAGCCTCACCACGACGGGCTCGGGCTCGGGCTCGCCCCTCGCTCGCCTCTCCGCGCGAACCTTGACGAGCAGGACCCGTCTGAGCGTCGCTTCATCGTCGAGTAGCGTCTCCCAGCGGGAGTCGCCCTCGGCCTGGGCTTCGCGAATGACCTTCTTCAGAATCCCGAGCCTCATCCTTAGCGAAGGAATCGAGTGCGTTAGTGCCTTCTGGAATCTTGCCTCTCGTTCATCCATGCTCGGGCCCCCCTCGCTTCGGCGCGGGGTTCGATGCTTTTCCCGTCTCGACGCCGGCACGAATCTTCTCGATGAGTTCTTTCCTGAACTCGGGCCCCGCGAGGCGTAGCTTGATTGCGTCAATGAACCGGCACGAGACGCGAATCTCGACGACGATCGGAACCTTGAAGGACTCGGCCTTCTTGCTGCGTTTCACCTTTTCTTGTGGCAAGTCCGGCACCCCCGATCTCTCGCGTCGAAGCCGCGATGCCATCCAACGAACACGGTATCGGCGACGATGCTCGTATCGTGAACGGCGACGGTGATCGTGTCGTGAATCTCGACGACGAACGTATCGACGATCGAGACGAAGAGCGTGTCGCAGATCGTCGTGTCGGGCGAGACGAAAACCGAATCGCCACTTTCGTAGAGAACGTACTCCGTGTCCTCGCACCCGAACCCGAATAGGATTGGAACCGCGAGGGTGACTATGATGAGAAGCACTTTCATCTTGGCCGGCATGTATGACCGTTCCTTTCTCGCGAGCGGGGGAAGGGGGCGAGGCTGCTGATTTATCTGAAACACGAACCAGGGAGTCGCCGCATTCGACTCGTCCTCGCCCCCGAGGGCCCCTGCTTTACGCCGTTGGCGTTGACTGTTTCTCGATCCACTTCCTGACCGCGTTGACGACGACGCCCCAGCCAGCGGTCACGAGGGGCGTCCACCAACCGATCGGCAGACCGGGCCAGATCGTCGTGCCGTAGGTGAGAAGAGCGGAAGCAGCCGCGATCAACGCGCCCTTCCCGATCTTCTTCCAATCAATCGCGTTCAACGAGAACCGTGCCGATGCGCTCATACCTTGACCTCCGTTTCACGAGTACGTTCCGCCCCCTCGTCTTCTGCTTCCTCTTCCATGGGGGGAGTTGGCGAGGGTGTCGCAGGAGGGGGCGGTGGGCTCGCTTCCCTTTCCTCTTCCCGAGCCGTCTCTTCCTCGGCCTCCTCTTTGGCTCGCTCCTCTTCGATGCCCTCGATGATCTCCTTGATCTGCTCGATCTCGTCTTTCGTGAACGCGAGCATCGTCTTCATCATCACCTCGGGCGGAATGATCGTCTCGGCTCCGAGGGCGGAAGTGTACGCGGCGAGAACCTGTGCCCTCACCAGTCCGATATCGACGCGCTCCTTGTCGCTCGGGGCCATGAGATCGGGCCAGTCCACGGTGTACCCGTCAGCCGGCTCCGAGAGAACGCTGAGTTCGACGAGACGATCGATCAGGGGCCGAAGAATCGTGTGCTCACAGTAGCCCTTCCTGCGGGAGTCGATCGTCGAGAGCCAGTTCTTCTCGTCCATGCTCGACGCGAGTTCGCCCCTCTCCGAGCCGAGAAGGATTCTCTTCGGGATTCTCGTTGCGGCCGCGATGAGATCGATCAAGACGGCGACGTGATTGCTCGGATCGGCGACCTGCTGGGCGAGTTCTTTTACCTCGATGCCCTGAAGCCGAAGGTATCGCTTCAGCCCGTGCATATAGTCTTCGATCTCGTCCTGAAGATCGGTGAGGCTTTGGGTGCCGATCGAAGCACCGGGAACGACGGAGAAGCCGTAGCCAGGGAACGCCCCTCGCCAGAACATTTCGGCGGAGCCACCGGCGACCGTCTCCAAATCTTGAAGCCTGTTGTAGCAGGACTGAAGCCTCGGCTGGCCCTCGATGTTGTCTTCGAGAAGATCCTCGGCGACGTGAATCACGCGGGTCCAATGAACCTTTCGCGCGAACGTCGTCGAGGCCCCCCGCTTGATCTGAACGTCGTACATGGTCGGTAGCCCGAAGCGTTCGTTCTCGGGGTTCTCCTCGTAGGTCGCTACCGAGGCGTTTCCCATGCTGTACGGGGTGAGGTAGAGAAGTTCTGTCGCCGACGTAGCCTCCTCTTCCAGTTTCCCGCCGTCGTCGAGCCCGAGAACGAGAACGGCGTAGGAGCCGATCGTGGCGAGGCGATCTACCCTCTGAAGCATCTGGAAGATCTTCTTCTCGTCGGCGAGAGCCGCCCACTCCTTCTCGAACTCCGTCTCGTCTTCCTGGGATTCGATGATCTCGGGAACGTTCCGCCAGCACTCCCGTATCGGGGCCTCGATGATCGCCCTCGCGATGTCCTGTCGCTTGTACTTGGCGAGGTAGTCCTCGTAGGTGGGCTGTAGTTTGTAGCCCAGCGCGGTATAGAGATCGCGCTTCGTCCCATAGGAGTACCCGAGCTTTGCGGCCGTCGTGGCTCGCATCGTCAGATCAGAGAGGGCGAGGAGACGCTCCTTCTTCAGTTCGGCGTTTCTCTGCGCCCCCTTCATCGACGACTTCTTTTCCGTCATCACGGCCTCCTATCTCAGTCGTTGAATCTTGGCGATCGATTTCTGAAGCTCGATCTGGTTCTCTTCGAGCCGCGCCATTCTATCTCGAAGCTCGGCGAACTCGCCGTCGATCTGCTCGTTCCTCGCCTTCGTCCACCCCTCGTGAATCGATTGCGTCGTGGAGATGGACTGAAGTTGCGTTTGCTGGTACTGCTGCGTCGCGGCGATCGAGTCCAGCCTTTCAGCGAGGGCGATGTTCGACTCCGAGATCTTCGCGGCGAAGAACGCTGCCGCGATGACGATGGTGATGATCTGCAAGATCGTAAGAATAGTTCCTGTGTGGCCGTTGACCTTCATTCGCTGTCCTTTCGCTCGATGCTACCTTCGACCCCACACCCCTGCCCTCTGAACGCTGTTCAGAAGGTGGAATGCTCCGCTTGCCGCGTCGATCTGGTCACTCGCGCAACGATCGGAGCCGTCGAAGTTCTCCGCCTCTCGAAGAAAAGCCTCGTTCCAACGCCCCTCGACGAGCTTGACGTTCCCGGCTTCCGCTTGTGCCGCGAGGGGGCGAGCCCGTCGCCCCTTGCTCTCCCGAACCGCGTTCACCGTGACGTCGTACCCCTTGAGATTCCTGACGTGGTACTGCGCCTCGGCCTTCCCCGCTTGTCCTGGGTCTTCCTCGATGCCGATTCTGATGCGTTGGGTGTCCTGCGAGGCGACGTTCTTCACCGTTTCCTCGACCATGAGGGGCGAGCCCCAGAAGCGAACCATGTCCTCGATGATCGTCAGACCGTTTGCCGCCGTTCCCATTCGGCAACCAGCCGTCGCGCTCCCGTGCTGCTTCGTCGCCGGATTGCTCTCTGCCGGCGTCGCCGCTCTGTCCCAATACCTGATCTGATCTTCGAGAGGGGGGGCCGCCTTGATGATCTCAAACCACTCGGGGTGGAAGTAGGCCCCTGCCGTGTCCCTCGCGTTCCAGTTCCCGAAGAGAAGCCGCTCGCGATCGACACAATGAAGGGCTTCTAGGTTCGCGAGGTAATCGGGGTTCTTTTCGAGGAGCCGGATGTTGTCGTGGATCGAGCCGGGGATGAACGTGAACGACTTCGGAAGCACCTTCTCGCCGTAGCGGGCCCGTAGCTCGCTCGGATCGTCGGCCCAGAGGACTTCGTTGTTGAGAATGACGAACCAGCGAACCACGCCCCCCCTCGATTGGATCGGGAGCCCGGTATCGTCGTCGATCCACCAGCGCATGAAGTCTCGGAGCCAGGAATCGGGATCGGGATTGCACGTCGCCCGTATGTAGGGATCGACGCCGCAGACGGACCTGTTCTTCGAGAGCATGTACGAGAACTGCCGCCATGTGAAGTGCTCCAACTGATCGAACTCGATCAGCGCGATCTGCGCCCCGTCCCATTGGTAGCGATCCTGTTCGTGTTGCATATGGGCGAAGGCGATGTTCGCCCCCGAGGGCCAGTGCCACTTCAGGCCCCCGCGAGGCGAGCCCCCGCATATCGGGTAGATCGTCTCGCTGGTGTCCCACAGTCCCCCCTCGTTCTTGATCTGGGGGTAGGTTCGCCGGAAGATAACGGCACCGAAGAGCGGATTGGAGACGTGGTAGAGGGGTTCGAGGAGAAGGGCGTAGCTCTTTCCCGCGCCAGCGGCACCACCGTAGACCGCGATGTCCACGTTCGCCTTCAGAAAGAGGTACTGGCGCGGCTGTGGCGCAATACCGGGGGCGAGATCGGGCCCCGTTTCAGGAAGGACCGAAGAGATCGCCGCGTTCACGCCTCCCCCCCTCCATTTCCGTCTCCGTTTCCGCCTCCCGATATGCCTCTTGGCTTCGGGTCTTTCTGTGGTAAGTAGATGACGATATTCGACTTCGCCTCGCTGCCGGCGATGATGTGAGACTCGACGCTGACGTTCACTCCCGCCTGGGGCCCGAGGCCGACAATGGCGCAGAACTTGTCGATGGCTCGCATCTTGTCCGATCGCTGCGAGGTGGCGACGCGCATGATCTCCAAGGCGATCTCCTCGGCCTTCGAAATGAGAATCGCCT